TTGTTCAGTTCGCCAACGAGGGCACGTTCAATTTTTCCAGCTTTCAAGTCTTCGTAATTTGAGATTAAAGTTTCTCTCAATTCTTTAATGTTTTGCATAATCTTTTTGTTTTATTAATTAATAATTTAACCTCCACTAATTCTGGCGGTGGAGTTTCGCCTATTTGTTTCTTAAGTCTTGATTTTATATTGGATAAAGCATATTTTTCTGGATTCTCTAAACGCCATTTTTCAGTTAATTCTTTTACTTTTTCATGATTTTCAAAATACCATTTTTTATGTAATGCTTTTACTCTTTCAGGATTTTCTAAATGCCATTTTCTTACAGATGCTTTATTTCTTTCAAGATTGTCTAATCTACATTTTTTGTTTTGTTCTTTTATGCAAGATTTACATACAGTTCGATATACTACTTTCCTCGTTTTATATTTATAAAACTCATCCATCGGTTTCTCAATACCACACTTTGTACATCTTTTCATTTCACTCCCATCATTTTAAAGAATTTAATTGCGCTAATATCAAATTTAACACACAGTTCTGCAGCCAGTTCCCGTTCGTTTGAATCAGTCTTTCTTTCTTGAAATTCAAGTGCAGCATGGTGAACATTGCTACAAGCTCGACAATGTTCAGAACCGTGAATAATCTCAATAACTGTTCTTTGCCCATGTTTTCCTTTGTAAACAATGTGATTTGAAGGCAATTGTTGTTTTTTTATCCTTGTTTCCAACGTCCGAAGAGAGCAAAAAGCTATTTTTTCGGCATATTCTTTAAGTTCGTAGACCATATTTTATTATTTTGTTGCATTACGTGCTGCAAATATATGTATTTTATTTTTATTCTGTTCTATTTTTATGTTTTTTTGTGTGAAATTTATAATAAAATAATGGCACAAATAGAAATTAAAGGCGAAATAGGAGCTGAATATACTTATAGTCAGTTTATTACCGACTATTCTAACGCAAAAGGCGAAGCAATTACGCTCTTTATTGATTCTGTTGGTGGGTCTGTTACAGAAGGTAATCAAATAGCTGATTTTATTCGTTCTCATGCAGACCAATTTTCGAGGGTTATTAATACCGGAAACGTTGCAAGTATAGCAGCTTCAATCTTCTTGGCACTCCCATTTGAAAAAAGATTCTTTGACATGTCAAAAGGTGTAGCACTTATTCATAATCCTTTCGTAACATATCTTGGAGATGGTGCCACAGCCGAAGATTTACAGGCAATGTCAGACTTATTGTTATCTGAACAAAAGAGTATTCAAAGTTTCATTGCAAAACAAACCGGTGCAGACCCTGATGTTATCGCAGCATTAATGCAAATTAATGAACCATTAACCGAATCACAACTAACTTCAATCAATTTCGCAAATATCCTGAAAATTCAGGCAATCGCATACTTAAACTTAAAAACAAATGATATGGACACAAAAGAATTAGAAAAAATTATCGACCAGAAAAATCAAACTTTTTTGGACAAACTTTTGACAATTTTCAAGCCTACAGTCAAGGCTATTATGGTAACTGATGCTAATGGAAATCAAATTGAATTCCCTGACGTTCCCGAAGGCGGAATAGTTAAGGTAGGTGACAAAACAACTGCACCAGATGGAAAAGTTGTTATGGCAACAGGAGAAATATATGTAATTAAAGGCGGTGTGCTTTCTGAAATTATCCCAGTAGAAGCAGACCCAGCAGCAGAACCAGCACCAAATGCAGAACTCGAAGCCCTAAAGGCAGAAAATGAAGCATTGAAAAAACAACTTACAGAAGCATCTGCAAAGGTTGAAGAAATTGAAAGTATTAAAGCTCAATTAGCATCTTTCAAAAGTCAGATGGTTACAACGGACCCAATCGAAGCAGGTCAAAAAACCGTAACAAACAGATTTGTATAAAAATTAACTATAAAAAATAAATATCATGGCAAACGTATTAGACTTAACAAACCTTACCATTAACCCAGAAGAAGCAAGGACTATTTCCGAAATTCAGGCTCGGTTGATGCTTGAAAACCCAAAGTTCGCAAGTATGTTCACTACTTTCAGTGGTTTTACTTACGCTCAAAAAATTGCTATTGCTAACGAACTTGGCTTAACTGGTAAACTTGATGCAGGCGGAGCACGTCCAACGTCTGGAAATCTAAAAGGCTCTTTCACAGAAAAAGAAGTAAAAGTTGTTGGAATTGGTGATACATTGTATCATACTCAAGCTGATGTTAACCAGAATTGGAAAATGATGATTCGCAAAACTGCACAAGATTTCAAAGAATTGAATATGAATTCCGATGTTGCATTATACATTACAGGTATCTTGAATCAGGCAATTGATGAAGCACGCTGGAGAATGACAATGTTAGGCGACACAGCAGCAGACACAGTCGCAAATGGTGGTGCATTGGTGAACGGAACTGACAAAACATTATTTAATGCACTTGATGGAGTTTGGAAACAAATATCAAATGGTGTAACTGCAAATACTATCAAGAAAACTACCATTGCTGAAAATGCATTAGCATCGTTCTCGGCACAGTTAGCACTTGGACCAACTGCAGGGGTTGATGCTTTGAAAGGAATGTACAATAATAGCAATGCTGTACTGAAAGGTAAATCAGATGCTTATTTCTGTTTAACACCTGAATTGTACTTCAATTATGAAGATTATTTAGCAACCCAACCTGTTTTAGGTGGTGGATTGACTTCTGATTTGGTCAATGGCGTGAAAGTTTTGAAATACAAAGGTTATCCAGTTATCAAAGATGAATTAACCGGCTCAGTATTGAAAGCATATTTCCAAAACGGAACAAAATATAATGCTCCTCATCGTGGATTCTTCACTTGTACATCGAACTTAGGATGGTACACAACATCCGAAAGCGATTTAAGTAATATCGAATCATTCTATGATATGCCAAATCGTCAAAATATAATGGCATATCTATTCAATATGGCTGTACTTATTCTCCGGGAACAACTTATCACAGTAGCATACTAAAAAACAGGTGGCGTGGATTGGTTTTCACGCCACTAACAAAATTAAAAAAAAATGAGCAATTTAGTTCAAAGTATTATAAACGCACCACGCTCAATTAAAGGATTAAAACCTTTAGCATATTGGGCATTTCGTGAAGATGTCAAACTTACTTTTGACGGGAATAAAGTAACGGTAGTAACAGCTCCAATTTTAGGGGTTATTTCTGGCGTTAAATTCTTTATGAATGCAGGAGGTGAACAGGTAGTTTCTGAAGATAATTTCAACGGATTCAAACACAAATTCACAGCTGTAATTAATGATGGTGGCGAAGTGTTGGATGGTATGGATGATATTGTTTTGTTCGTTGAAGCTAACGATGGAACAAAATATGTTCTCGGTGCAAAATACGGTCTTTGGAAAACTACACAGGCATCGATGGCTAACGACAACCTTTCTACAACAGCAGTAGAATTTACGAGTCGCGAAGGCATGGAAGAAACATCAGGTGATTATTATCTTGTTGCTGACATTACAGGAATTATTACAACATATACTTATGAGGTTATTTCAGGATTACAAATTGCAAAAGGTGGTGTAATTAAATTAACGGTTGATTCAGATAAAACCGGTTATGTAGTTGCACCTGATAAATCTGTTATAACTTCAACATCAGGTGTAATTAATACTACATGGACAGGAATAGCAGGAAATGCCAAAATTATTACTCCGAAAAATACTTCTTTTTTAGACATTACAGGTAGTGGATTTATAGGAGAGTTAAAAAGTTATTTTATGAGTTCATTTGTTGCAGATAATTGCGACAGTTTAACAGGAATATCTTTATTTGCACAAAACGCACATTATTTCGATTGTCATGGAAGTGATTCTATAAAAAATATTTATGCACCAATGGCAACTGTTATATATGCTAACGATTGTTCATTAACAGCAAATTCAATTGGAGATTTCTTATTTGCAGCTGCACAAAATAATCCTGCTGTTGCAGGTATAGCTAAATTCAGCGGTGGAACTAATGCAGGTATAGTAGCAGTATCACAATATATGAGCAACGACCCTACTGATAATGGTAATTGGTTGAGTGATTTCATTCGATATAATTTACCAAATTGGACAATAACATTAAATCCTTAATAACATGGACGCAATAACATATTTTGGAGGGAAAAAGTATTTGCATAGCGATTATAATACCGCAGCTAAACAAAAGAATTTACCTGAACAGGTTATAAAAGCAATTCAGGGGGATGTACAGGAAGACACAGCATCTGTTGATGAAACTACAACAGTAGAACAAACACCAATAGAACCAACAACACCTGTTGAAGATTCAACACCTGTTGAAACAACAACTGAAGAGCCAACACAGACAGAACAAACAGTAACTAACGAAACAAATAATAATTAATATCATGGCAAATTTAACAGCATCAATAACAAACGCATCCCGTTCAGTTAAAGGGTTGCAGAAAACTTGGTTCGGAAATAGAACAGATTTCACTTTTACAAAAGTTACAAACGTGCTTTCAGGTATTTCAGCATTAAGCGGTAAAAAACTATACACCGCATCTGGATGCAAAGACTTCAACAATGCAGGACACGAAGCAAAAGTATTTGAAAATCTTTGTACAGCCTACAAACACAAATACACTTTGTCTGTAACTGAAGCAAATAGCAATGACCCGGTAGCAAAGGCAGCCGCACAGGCTAACATTGACAATGCAGATGATATTTTCGTAATTGTAAAAACAAACGATGGTACTTTATTGGCTTATGGTTTGGACTTTGGACTTTGGAAAACTACTCAAGGACAAATGGCAAATGATAACAACGGATTAACCTCCGTAGAATTTGCAACGCGTGAAGGAATGGAAGAAAACTATTCAAAATACTATTGTACCATTCCGGAAGCAACATTGAACGGACTACTTTAATCAATTCTTTCTCTAAAATCACAAACCCTGATACGATACTAATTGTATCGGGGTTTTTTAATACTAAAATATGAAAGCTACAATAGTTGATTTGCAACAACGTGAAATTATCACGCTTGACAGACAAAAAGGAATATATAACAATGGAGTTGATAATGCCTATCCTCAACGTGTAGAGAGAATTATTAATAATTCCGTTACTGCGAAGGCTGCGTGTGATAAGGCAAAGGCTTTCCTTATTGGAGAAGGTTTTGAAAGTCAGTTATTGAATGAATATGTTATTTATTCTGATTTACAGGGTGATGTTACGTTGTACGATTTACTTTCAAAAATATCTCACAGCGTTTCACGTCAAAAAGCCGCTGCAATCAACGTTCAATACAATGGAAATTTTGATGTTTCGGCATTAAAACATGTCCCTTATCGCAATTGTCGCATCGGAAAAAAGGATTCAAACGATTATTCAGGATTAATTCATGTCTATTCTAACTGGGAAAAACGACAAGGGGAAGAATTTAAACCACAAAATGCAATAAAAATACCAGTATTTAACCCAAATAAAGATGTTATTCAGGCACAATTTAGCCAAAATTACATGGGTCAAATAGCATTATTGTTGTTAGACGATGAATTTGTCTATCCTTTGGCACAGATTGACCCTGTTTTGGAGGATGCTGACACAGAAGCACAAATAAAAGGGTTCAAAAATGGTGAGTTGAGAGGTGGATTTTTCGCAAAATACATGGTATTTCATACTAAATTCGATGATATTCAATCTCAAGAGCAATTTAAGCAGACTTTGCAAGAGTTTCAAGGAGGAGACCATAATAAAAGTTTGCTTTTGATTCCTGCTACATTTGATGATGATGGTAAATTTGTTGCAGATAGTAACATACAAATTGAAAAATTTGAACAAAACATCAATGATAAGATTTTCGAGAGTTATGAAAAATCTGTTGCAAATAACATCAGGAAATCAATGTGGAATATACCATCAATTCTTATCGAGCAACAAGACGGTGCATTATTCGGGAACTCTGGGGCAGCAATGGAAGCAGCTTTTGAGATATATAATGCCGAAACTCGAAATATCCGAAAAACTATTTCTAATTGGTTGAAAAACATCCTTAAAAATTCATCTGACCCGATTTTAAAAAATGCAGATTACACAATTAAAGAATTAAGTTATGGCACACCTTTGGACAATACAGGAGCAGCAACGAATTAAGGCAATAGACCAAAATTCACTTGGAAAATTTGAACAATTACAAAATGAAGTTGAAATAAACGACTTGCAAAAATATATTGGTACTGAATTTTTTCAGGAGTTGAAACGAAATACATCAAACTACACAATACTTCTAACCGGGGGAACGTATAACATTAACGGTGTTACTTATTCTTTTTCTGGGTTGAAATATGTATGTGCTTATTTGCTTTATGCTAAATATGTACGGCAGTCATATATTACTGATACTTTCAGCGGTTTTGTTGCTCACACTGGTGATGGATTCCAGAGGTTATCAAGTTCAGAGTTAGCAAATCAGGAAGCAATGTACAAAGAGATAGCAGGAACTTACTGGGATGAATGCCTTATGTATCTTAACACATTAAATTTGCCTTATTTCCCAACAACAGAACGAAAACAATTTAAAATAGATTCATTATGATAGAATTTGGACAAGGGTCAACAATAGGATTCACACACACAGGTGATGCTCAATTGGATTTGGACGCTCACAATTTCAAAACTTTATTCTATCGGAAAAATACGGTAGAACGTTTTGAGATTTCTAAAGCAGAAATGACAAAAACGGCACCAAATACATATTACGGAGAAATCCCAAACACAATAACAGCCACGATGCCATCAGGTATTTATATTCAAGAAATTTTGTTTGGGGATAATTTCACAAGTGTAGCAAAAGAAGCAGCATTCTCAATTTTTGAAACCGAAATACGATGAGCACAATAACTACTACATTCATACAGGTAATTGATGGAGTTAAGATTCAATCTGTTGGCGAAATAATTACTACATTCACGGTTGTACAGCCCGGTGGAACTATTGACTATAATGTTCTAAATAATAAGCCAAAAATCAATTCAGTCGAATTATCAGGGAATAAAACAATTGCTGATTTAGGATTGCAACCAGCAGGGAATTACGCAACAGGAGGAGGAACGGCAACTGGTACCAATACAGGCGACCAAGATTTATCAGGATTACAATCAAAAAAAGATGCATCACTTGAAACAGATTCAAAAACTATTGTTGGAGCTATAAACGAAGTAAATTCAGTTGCAAATGGAGCAAATAAGGCGCTATCATTTACTGACTATCAGGATGTTATTTCTAAAATGTCAGTTGGTGGATTAAATGTAGGTCAAAATCTTTACATCGAAGAATTAAACGTTCCTGACTTATGGATAAAAACAGTTGAGGCTACAAACGTACCATATACTTACGTTTCAGATGCTCAATTTGTATCTGATATTTTGTCAGGAGTTCAAATCGGGTATTATCGTTTATCTGTTTTAGAAACGCAAAAAGTTGATTTAACAAATTACTACACCAAAAATGAAACTGATACCAATTTCAGAAATGAAACACAAGCTACAATAGGAAGTTTAATTGAAATAACTGAATTAACATCTATTTCAGATACTACTAAAATTGCAGCTTCGGATAATTATTTTTTGAAATGGTTCAGCGGTTTAAGAATTTACACATATTTGAAAAGTAAATTTGATCCCATATATCAAGCAGTAGGTAATTATGTTTCAATTAATCAAAATACATCAGATTCTTATCTTGCTCAATGGGACGGTAATAATTCTAAAACTCTTAAAAATGGATTACCTGTAACCACTTTCTTGCAAACATCAGGAGTTTCAGGTGGTCAAAAAGCTGTTGGTGGTACTGGAACAACTGATATTCTTAATCTACAAGGAACATCAGGTAATGGAACTCTAACAAGTCCTGCTATCAAAGCTCTTGTTGGAAATAATGGGTCAACTAATGCTTTAACTATTTTAAATAATGGAAACATAGGTATTGGGACAACGACCCCAGCATCTCTACTAAACGCATTTTCTGGTGTATCAGATTTTAGATTATCAACAGGAGCTTTTGCTTTAACTCCCACTATATCTGTAATTAATACTGGTACGAATGGTAAGGCTGCGTCTTTATTGGCAGGAACATCTGGGTCATCCTTTGAATATGATAGTGCTGGATTCTTTG